AATCGTTGGGCTACAACAAAGGCTCAGCCGCTCCTCGCGCCGAGGGTTTGCACAAGGTTACTCGTTATGAAGTGACGCTTGATTTCGCAGCAATCTCTGCTGCTCGTACTGCTGCTGGCGCTGCTGCCATCGGCGCAGGTGACGGCCTAGAAGCCATCCGCATCCCGGCTAAATCGCTGGTGATGGCAGTTGGTATGGACGTTGTGACTGCCGAAGGCGGCACTCTGACTGTTGACATCGGTGACGGCACTGATACTGATGGCTGGTTGGATGGCGTCAACGCTAACACCGTTGCTTCTTACGCTTCGGCTATCGCTCTTGCTGAGGGCGCTCCGAACACGTTTGTGGGTTACGGTGCTGGTAAGTACTACAGCGCTGCTGATACGATTGATGTCATCACTGTGAACGCTGCTGATGCAGCAGTTGTTCGCGTGTGGGCATTGGTTGCTGACTGCGCCTAAATAGAAGGGGGCTTCGGCCCCCTTTCTTCTAAAGGAGAGTAGTTATGCCCAAGAGAAATGTTTTAGCAGTACAAGTGACAACTGATGGTGTTGCTGTTACTGGGCACTGCCGTATGCTCAAGACGATGGTGATGCACAGTGGCGGAAGCGATGCTGTCGTTAAATACTACGACCGTACCACTGCGCCCGGCGGGGCTGATCCGTTTTATTCGATCAATGCGTATGGCAAAGGCTTGACGCAGGTCGATATGCCGGGGAACGGAATACGGTTTACCAACGGTATCTATATTGACCTCCCAGCAGATTGTAATGTTACTGTTTGGTACGAGGTGGCATGATGGCAAAGACCCCAGCATGGCAACGCAAGGAAGGTAAAGACCCTGATGGCGGGCTAAACGCTAAGGGGCGTGCCGCGTACAACAAAGCCAATCCGGGTAAACCCGGACTGAAACCCCCGCAGCCTGAGGGCGGCTCCCGCAAAGATTCGTTCTGCGCGAGGATGGAGGGGATGAAGAAGAAACTGACATCCAAGAAAACAGCGAACGACCCGGATAGCCGGATCAATAAGAGCCTTCGGGCTTGGAAGTGCTGATATGGAAGTGTGGAATAAACAAAGACCGAAGGAGTTGGGGAAATCCAAACCTTTGACGCCCGAGCAAAAAGCGAAGGCAAAAGCAGCGGCTAAGAAAGCAGGGCGTAAATACCCCAACTTGGTCGATAATATGAACGCAGCCAAAAGGAGCAAATAATGCGATACCTCAAAGACAAAACCGGTTTCATTTATGAGTGGAACGAAATCCTTGCTGAGAATCCTGACTGCACAGAAGTAACTGAGCAAGAGGCGTACCCAGAAAAGTTCGTCCCTAAGGCTCAGAAGAACCGCAAATCTGGTTTGGCACTAGCGACTTCAGAAGTTCCTGAGGAGCCTACCTACACGAACCAAGATGTTAATCTTGAAGCGTCCAAAGGGCTGATGTAATGTTACTCGACACTGTTATCTCTGAAGTCCGCAGGATGTTGCAGGACACCAATACAAACGCTGTCCTTCAGCGTTATTCGGATGCCGAATTATTGGGGTATGCAAATCAGGCGCTCAAACGCATAGCAGTGTTGCGTCCTGACTTGTTTGCCAAGATCGCGGAATTTTCAACAACAGCAGGGGAAGTTCTACAGAGCGCCCCTGCTGATTCTCTGCGTATCATGGAAGTGTTCCGCGTCAAAGACGGCGCGAGCATCCGTGAAACAAACCGGCAGACCCTAGACCAGACATACCCTGACTGGGCCAACGATGACCCTGCGGCTACGGTGAACTGGATGCGGCATCCGCGTAACGCGAACCGCTTCTTCATTTACCCAAAGGCTCCTGCTGGGCAGGTGCTAGTCCTTGAATACTCGCAGGCTCCACGGAACTACAACCTTGGGGAGCAGGTAGAGTTATTACCTGATGCCTACCTACCTGTCGTAATTGACGGGACAATTTTCTTGGCTGAGTCCATCGACAACGAGCATGTGAACTCTAACCGCGCCAAGTTGTTCCAAGACTCGTTCATGCAAGCCCTCAGTACCAACTTCCAAGCCCGTCCGGTAACGGATACGGAGGACGCTGGTCTTGGGCCGAATCAGGTGGTGTAAATGGCGACTAGAAACTTCCTCACGATTGAATCAAAACTGGCCCCAAATGTGCCGGGTTGCCCACGTCCAACCATTGAACAATACGTCCGCGACGCGGCGATTGAGGTTTGTGAGAAAACGCTTGTATGGCGTTATGAGCAGCCGTTGATTCGCCTCACGCCCGGCGTGTATGAGTACGAATACGAGACCCCCGAGAACTCGGAGATCGTCGCCGTGCTGCACTCAACAATCAATGGGGAGGCTATCAGCCCGCTCACACAAGAGCAGGTACATAGTATTTACCCTAGTTGGCCCTCGACTGAAGTTGCACAGAGGTCTGATCCACGACACTTATCGCAGTTTGACCCAGATCACTTCGTTATGATCCCGGTTCCAGATGCGACAAAGCCCTACGATGTGAAGATGTTCGTGGCACTCAAGCCGAGCATCACTTCTAAAGGGATGGATCAGACGGCGTTCGACGAGTGCGAACAACTTATCATCCATGGTGCGCTGCAACATCTTTTGATTCTTCCCGATAAGTCGTGGACGGATCGTGAGTTGGGCACGTACCATGCCAAACAATTCGCGTACAAGACAGCAGCCCGTCGCGCCAAGGCAAACTTGGGCGTCGCTAGGGCGTCGATGACTGTGCAGATGCGACCTTTTGCATAGGGGACACCATGAGTGACGTAATCCGATTAGTCCAAGGGGACAGCAAACCAGAGATCAACCTCACGTTGACGGACGAGAATACCGGCTTGCCGATTGATCTCTCTGCTGGCACTACTACCGTAGTTGTGAAGTTCCGTGCCGCAGGTGGCACAACGCTCTTGTCTACGATCACATGCACAAAGGTTGATGCCAACAATGGTAAAGTTAGTTTCAACTTCAGCGGCGGGGTACTCGACGTAGACCCCGGGCAGTATGAGGGGGAGATCGAAATCAGTTATAACGGCGATACCCACACCGTGTTTGACTTGCTGCGCTTCCGCGTACGTGGAGAGTTCTGATGCGTATCCGGGCGTCCTTCTCAGTAACAGCGCCGTCTAAGGCTACAGCGACCGTCACGGTCGTTGGGGCTGTGAAGGCGCTTGTATCGCTTGCGAAGGAGATTGCCGCCCCTAGAGCCGCTGCTACGATTACAGCAGGGTTCCTTGCGGTGTCGGCTGCGTATGCTGCGCCCAAGTATGAAGCCTCGGAGACACCGCGCCTACGGGCCGAGATTTCTTTCCCTGTGCAGTTCATGGATGGGGCGACCCCGGTTGACACGGTGGCTATTGCAATCAACAAAGTATTTGTGGATGTCTCCACAGTTGGCGACGCCATCGACTACTACACGTTCGTTAAAGTCCTCAACGATTCGGTCATAACGTCAGATTCCCTGACGAAGGTGCACACCAAGCCGCTGGACTTCGACCAGACTGACGCTGATGTTGACCCTGACCCGGCGTTTGCCACCGACTTCCCATCATTTGACCTGACGCGCCCCGACATAGCAGACTCTGTTGCTACGTCCGACGCGGCAAATCTACATACGACAAAGGTACGCCAAGATGTTGCTACAACTTCCGACGGCATTGACTACTTGGTGGCGACGAAAGTCCTCGTCGATACGGCAGTACCAACGGACGTTATCAACTCATTTGTACTTATTCGCCCTGACGTGGCGGATACGGCGACGACTTCGGATGCCGATGCTAAAACCGTTACCAAGCCTGACCTTGCGAGCGCGGCGGGGGCGACGGACGCAGCAGCCCTCCACCCCCAACCAGTCTACACAGACGCGGTAGGTACGGCGGACGCCGTTGACTTTCTGAACCCGACCAAGGTGCTTCAGGACACAGCGACGACTGCTGATGCACTGGCAAAAGATTTGACCCGCCCTGATGTGGCGGACACAGCAACGACTTCGGATGACCCGGACTTTGCTGCAACCAAGATTCTGGCGGACGCTGCGGCGGCTACAGATGATAAGAGCCTAGCAGTAACCAAAGTTGCTACGGATACCGCGACCACTTCTGACGCAAACGCGAAGACCGTGGTGGCTGTTCTGGCGGACTCGGTTTCGGTAACTGATGCGGCAACAGTAAACATTGTTCCTGTGCGGTTCTTTACAGAAGACTCCAGCACGGCGGATAATCTTGTAATTGCAGAGTTCACGACTGGCGTGGATTCTCGTTCAATCAACGGCTATGCCATTGATGAGTCTCAATTTAACTAAGGAGTGAATCATGCTTAAAGATTCTGTGAAAGCCACCGGTAAAGTCAAGTTTGTCTTGACTGGTGAAGATGGTCAGGTCAAAGACCTACGTGAAGTAGATAACCTCGTGGTGCAGTCCGGTCTGGACTTCATCGCTGAGCGTATGAAAGATGCGGTCACAAACGTGATGTCGCATATGGAAGTTGGTACAACCAACACGACTCCAGCACTGGGCGATACAACCCTTGCTGCTGCTGTTGCTGCCAGCCGCACTGCTTTGACCAGCACTACGGTTTCGACTGACCAAGTGACTTACACCTGTACGTTCAACCCCGGCGTTGGTACTGGTGCACTGGTTGAGGCAGGTATCTTCAATGCTTCGTCTGCTGGCGACATGCTCTGCCGCACGATCTTCGCGGTGATTAACAAAGGCGCGGCGGATACGCTGACGATTTCTTGGACTGTGACGATTAGTTAATCATGCCTGCTGCCACCGTTACCAATAATGCTACCGGCGTCCTAGCCTCCAACATCGCAAGCGGAGCGACATCGCTCACTCTGCAAAGCGGTCAAGGGGCTAGGTTCCCTACTATCTCAGGAACTAACTATTTCTGGGGTACGTTGGTTGACGCCAGTAACAATATCGAGATCGTCAAATGCACGGCGCACACTGCTGCGTCGGACACATTCACGATTACACGGGCGCAGCAGAGCACTACGGCGAAGGCGTACGTTGCTGGTGATCGCTTTGAGATGCGCGTAACCCGCGAACATTTCAACGAGAAAGTCTCAAAGTCCGGCGATACCATGACTGGCTCACTGTCTGCGCCGAATATGTATGCGGGGACTGATGAGTTCAATGCAAGCGCGCTTGTCAATCTTTCGCACTTTGCCGACAAGAAGGCATTGAAGATTGACACCACAGCACCGATTGAGGTGTCGCCCTACGCAATGGGGTTCAAAGCCCTGAATGGTAAGTGGTACATCCTATACGCACCTGCGCGAACTACCCTCGTTGACCAGCCGTATTTTGGTGCTGGTGGTCTTGGTGCAAATTATCCATTTACGGAACTCATCGAACTACCACAGTATGTAGACGGTAAAGGCCCACTTAACTACTCTGAAATTATTCTTGCAACTGACCCCGGCGAAGTCATTGCAATGGCGTACGACACTTCCGGGTATATCGTAGCCACTGGGCTGGCTGGTGTCGGGCATTTTGGTCTCGGTAATACAACCGATCAGACCCGCTGGCGCTTGATTTGGGATGGCACAGACATTTCCAAAGGCTACTTCAATCAGTGGCCTCGAAAAGTTCTTACGAACAATCGCGGGCTGGCTCTTGCCGAGGCTAACACGACTGTTTGGGTGTTGACTGACCTCAATGAAATATGGGCCGCAGGTGAAGGTGCAACGGGTGCGCTTGGGCGCAACTCGACTACTGACTCTAATATCTGGCAGCCAACGCTAGACCTAACGGGTAGCACGTTGAGTTTTATCGACGACGCATGGGCGGCGGTAAACACAACATCTCCTGTCATCATCTGCCGCGATATATCTGGGTTGTGGTTTGGACTCGGTGAGGGCGCATCGGGTGTACTTGGCGGAGGTGTTGTAACTGATCGTTTGCGCTGGACACAAATCACAGAACTACCGACAACGGCTGTCCGAAAAGTAATGTTTGCCGGACAAAACGTCATCATCGACTGCATGATTTTATTTGAGGATGACACCCTCTGGGGTGCTGGGGACAACAACGCTGGGTCTCTTGGAGACGGTACGGTTGTTCTCAAGAGCACATACGCCCAACGAGCCACCAGTGTTGCAGACTTCTGGATGGCTGGTGCACGATACAGCACAGGCAACAACACGACATGGATTAAGAAGACGGATGGTACGCTTCACACTACTGGCGAAAGTTCCCAATATCAGTGTTTGTTCGGCATCACGACTGACCGCAATACGTTTGGTCTTGCTACTGACATCCCTTCTGGCTATACGATTGATACCGTGTGGCCCGGATGTGCAGAGGCGACGGCGTTTTTCTATTCCCGGTGGACAGATGGTTCTAACTATTTAATTGAGTCCGTGGGGTATCCCGCCGACGGTGTGCGAGGTAATGACGCGGTAGCGGGCACAATAGCAAGTGACATCACAAACCTGTTACCT